GCGCCTGGCTGGAGCTTGTCCAGCAAGGGAAAAGCCAGTCCGGTTGATGGGTCCAGTTGCTGACCTTGTGCTACTTCAATACTTGGATCTGTAACAAACGCCATGAAGCAGGCCGCCAGCTTGTCCTTCATCAGTTGCGCTGCGTCGCGGTCGCTTACATCACGGAGCTTAAGCAGTGCAGACACTCCAAATGGGACGCCTATTGCTTGCCCAGGTCGCCGCACTTCGTAGACGTGACAGATTTCTTCTGCGCTTATTCGATCGCTAATAATTGTGTTTCCTGTCCAGTCTCGTTCACCAGGATGCGCACGTCGGATCCAGTAAGCCTGAAGCCGTCCAGCTTGATCGTATTCTTTCCCAAAACGTATATTTAAACCATTATCTTTTGAAAAGTCAAGATAATCAGGCTCAAGAGTTTGCAACTGCAACGGCACAAGACCGTATCGGAGCAAGTCTTCATTTAGCCTAAATCGCACAAGACAGCTGCCTCTAGCGGCAGTCGTCCGAGCAACTAGAGACTGTATGCCATAAAAGTTCTGATTTCCATAAAAATCGCAAAGCGTAGACTCTGCCCATTCTCTGTACCCATCTTTGAATCTAGCGCTGCCTCCGATAGGATTACCTACAATTCCATCACCCACCCAGTTATTTTGAATCACGTTGATAGCTTTTGATGCCCATGGATCGCTGTCTATCATGTCTTGATGACGCCTGACCATGCGGTGAAGAACAAGGCGAATATCAGAATTTGGCCCACCATTGACAAGCGAAAGCGAATCCCAGCCTTCAGTGCGGCGGCTTTGCTTGCCCGCTTCAAATGCCCGCTGTATCTGCTGATAGCTTGCTAGTCTTTGAGCGTGAATAAGGGGATCAAGGCTGAATTTATCTCCTTTTTGTAGTGGCACACGATTAGAGAATGTAAAGCCCATTATGCTCTCTCGAAAGAATAATACATTCTACGTGGTCGGAGTGCTGTGACGCTTGGCTCTACTTCCGCCGCAATTGTTCGCTCAAGTCTTAACATTTCTTCAAGGCTCCGAAACTCTGTCATTCCATTAGGACCACTGACTTTCAGCACGCCTTCTGCGATAGCGGCTCTCAAGTCCGCCAGTTGTTGAGTCGTATAAGCCATGAGCGCATCCTAAAGCCAAGTACTTCGCTTTCGCGCTGGCGCAGCGGAGCTTTCTGGTGATCTGCCAGGGATCGAGCGAAGCGCTGCCGCCTCCCAGCGATCCCACATCGTCATGGGATTCGAGAGCGTTGCCGCGTACTGGAATGCCGCATAGGCCAGCCTGGCGCAGTCGCCAGCTTCATCTCGTGCGCCCGCAGGCTTTGACCAGGTGTAGACCGGCTGGCCCGCACTGGTCAGTTTCCCCCGCTCCCGGACGCGTTTCCATGGGAACAGCTCCGCCAGGGTCTGGTCGCTCGTGCCCTGCCCAAGGTGGACATACCCGGGCCCTGGCTGCTCCACTCCGAGACGGTTTTTCCAGAGCTGAATGCTGGCCTCATACCCCACCCACCACAGGAACAGGTCGCGAGCGGAGGCGCCGCCACGACGCTTCGATTTGAACCCGACTGGGTTGGCGCTCCTTTTGAACAGGTCCGTCCCGCCACCCTTGCAGGCGATCCAACGGCCCGTGTTTGCTGCGCAAAATCGCCGAACCTCCTCGCTGGCGTGGCCGCCCTGGCCACCGTCATCAATTGCGCCGGCTGTCATGGTCAGCTCTGCGCCGTCTGCGCGGCGCCACGTGGCCTTCGTGAATGGCCCGAGCACCTCGGCGACAATGCCTTTTTGTGCTGGGTCGCATTCGATGACATGCTGAGCCAGGTGCCAGCGCTCCTCCCCCCGGCCCCTCCCCCAGACGTGCACATGGAGGCCCTGCCCCAGGCTTCCATCACCCCCCTGCACATCGACCCCCAGCGTGATCAGCACAACGCCATTGGGCGCCACGTCGGCGGGGTAGTCGTTGCCGGTTTCCGTGGTAGCGCGTCGTTTTGCGAGGCCCTCCATGCCGATCTTGACCACGACTGCGTCCTGCCAGGGGACACCCTCGACAGTGTTTTTGAACGTCAGCATGGCGTCTGGATTGCCGTTGCGCAGTTGTCGATGTGCATCGTTGTATTCCTCCGCAATCCTTGGCCAGGCTGCGCCAGGCTCGTAGCTCATCGCTGCCCATGCGTATTGGGATTCCCAGGTGGGATAACCATCGTCACGAAGGACCTGAGACTCTCTGCCGTACTCAACCACCAGAGGACATGCCCAACCAGCTCCTTTGTCCATTGCAAGAAGCGAGGTGTGAGCAATAGTCTCACCGCAATTCTCGCATCTCATTTTTCCAAAGTCTGGCCCTTCCTTGATTAGCTTTTCCATGGTCAACTCTTGATAATGACCACAGCAGGGAAACGGATAGAATCTATGTTGTTGATCCCCTCTAAGAAAAGATTGATGCATGTTGTCCAACAGCTCCACAGGCGTGCCGCCAATGCACACCTTTGGGTTTGCTGCTGTCAGTGTGCGCTTTATCAGCAGTGCCAGCAGTGAGCCCTCTCGACTGTTGATAGATGCTGCAGGCTCTTCCCAAAAAACCCATTCACGTTCTGTCATCCGGAATGATCGAGCTGTGGCAGCGCTCACTAGCTGAAGCACTGCGCCATTTTTGAACACTGTGTAATCAGCTCGGCTTTTTAGTCCTGTTTTTGATCCTTTGGTGTCCGACAAACCAATACAGCATGGAACACCATGAGCAGGGTGAAAGTGCGGATCTTTGAACTCTGTCCCGTATGTTTCAATTTCGGTTGCGGTAGGAAACAGCCCCATCATTTGAATTGCTTTATATTCAATCCCGTATTGAATAAATCCGGTCAAGCTGGCCCTTGTCCAGCCAAGTCGCGATGACTTAATGCAGGTGAAAAAGTTTACGTTTGGGTCCGTGAACCAAGTGAACCAGCGCTCTTGATACGGCCTGGTGTGCCATTTTCCTGCAGAAATAGCAGATCCAGTCACATAACCATGTTTTTCTACATATTGCAGACCATCTAACCTTTCGCGTGGTTTGTAAAATGCCGCGATTTGTGACGCAATCGCAGGAATATCTCTAGTTATCATCTGAATCACATCCATAACCATGGTCAGCTATTCCTTCCATTGCTTCTCTAATTAGCAATTCTAAAGTATCAAAAATATGAAGATCAAGGCTAGGGATCTTTGTTCTCAGTAAATGCGGGATTCTTTCTATCCTTTGTCTTACTTGAGCGTGAACCATCATATTTGCCTTGTCGTAGTCTGCTTTGTAGACAAGCAGCCTTGCTTCTGTTAGATTTTCCATTCTTAACTTGTATCTTTTTTCGTACTCAACCCAAGCACGCTCATCCTCCAGGGCAGGGATTCCCTTTGGTCGAGGGGGCAGTCCATCCAGGTCGGGCAACACATCGCCGCTCAGATCCGCATTCAGAGGAGGCCCGCCGGTGCGATATTCCCGCGCTCTGGCCTTTGCATCACGACCCCGTTCAGTCCTGGCCGATCTGACCCGCTGCTGTGGCCGGTTGGCCCACGCGGCTTCTAGGCCCTCCCTAACCAGCCGATACGGATTCGCCTTGGTTCCCTCACCATCAGCAACGGGCAAAAAACCGCTCTCGATCATGCGGTACAGCGAAGCCCTGCTAGTGATACCAAGGATTCTTGCCGCCTCCTGGATTGAGACGGTGGCTTTGTCTGGCACGTTGTCACATAAGTTTGTCACAATGCTACCTTATGTGACATGGACCTGTGACATCCCCAGCTATGGGGAGGGGGATTGTACGATTTTTGGCCGATTTTTTTGTCACATAGCAATAATTTTTTTGTATGTTGAATTTGTCCGAGGTTCGAATACACCCACGGAAATTATAACTTGGAAGGACCCACAAAATATCAAACGATTGGAATTGATAGCATAACAAATAACAAACGATCGCAATTGAATGTGAGCAGTATAGTGCTCAACATTATTGGAATAGACAATAGATTGTAATAAGTCTGTGCTTTATTCTTTATCCTTTTAATCTTCGCCGCTCAAGTTCTCTCGCTACGCCTCTCTCGAATGCAATAGGAAACTGTGCCATGTAGGTCTTGAGCGCTACTCTTTGAATGGGGAAGCGTGTCTTATACTTTACGTCATCAACTATCCAAATGAATGGTTCATATCCGCGCCTGTCTCTGCCCACCCTTCGAGCAATGAACCGTGGTCGTTGCTGACCCCCCAGCATGAAGCGAGCCAGGCGGGTATCTCCTCCAAGCTCCTTGGCGGCACGCTTGATCATGGCAGGCGTTGGACCGGCCTTGCTGCGCATGATGAAGTAGTCGGCCTTCTTCCGCTTGGCTGCCGTCCTGCCCCGTGATCCGGGGCCTTTCGGTGCGTTCTGAGTTGAGCCAGGGCTACGGATCATTCCAATCCGACTCATTGCCTGAGTCCACAGCGGGCCTGGAAGATTGCCGTGTTGATCAATTTCGGCAAGATTTTGATTAGGTATAAGAAAGCTACGTCCAAATCGCTTTTCATACGATTTCTGCTGTCTTTTTCCTCCTCTGGCGTTAATCTCCATGTAACGGCCTGAGGGTGTGCCTGTCGCGGGGGGGCGTGCGTTGAAGTCGTCCAAGGCACCGCCGCCGTAGTTGAAGCCGACGGCGGAGGCAAGGCGCGTGGGGTGGGCATAGGTGGCGAGAAGACCGCGCCTGGTCCAGCGGTTGGGGCCGCCTTGGATCAAAGGGAAGATGTCCCGTTCGATGGCCACCTTGGCCATCTTGGCCGCCTCCGTCATGGCTCTGGCGGTGATCCAGTCGGTTTGGTTCATCAGCGCCGCTGCACGAGCTGCCAGGTCGTTGACCTGAGCGGTGTCAGCGGTGAACTGGATGGATGCCATGCGCTGATCGTAGGCCCATGAAAAAGCCCCCGGTGGTGGCCGGGGGCGGTGGGATGGTGAAGGGCGGGGATCAGACCGCGTCTTCGAGGATGGCTTGAATCAGCTCCTCACGGGATCGGCTGGCGAGCTCGCGGCTGCCGCCGAGGTTGAGGAGGATGCGGCGGAGGCCCAGGAGGCTAGTGGCTTCCAGGTTGCCGGCTGCGGGGTGAGTGGCGTCGATCTCGAACTGACGGCCGTTGAGGGTGATAGTGGCGGTCATGGCTGGCGGGTGGTGGTGGGGTGTTCCCCTGATGAACCTACTGTAACGCGCAGGAACCGCTGCGGTGTCTCCTCTGTGGATCTGTTCACAAGCTGTCACAGTTGCAGGAAGGCATGAAAAAAGGCCCCCTAAGGAGCCCTTAAATCTCATTCATCCTCGGCGAGGGTGTCGTTTAGCTCATCGCAAGCGCTGAGCAGAGCAGCCAGGCGGGGGGACGTGTGGAGCATTGCCCACTCCTCCGGAATGCAGGCCTCTGCAAGGTCGCCGAACGCCTCAGAGACCGCTTGAGCGTTTTCCAAGACGCGCCCGAGATGGATGATCTGGTTGATATTCATTTTGGAAGGTGCGGTGGGGGTGTTCCCCCGTGCAGCTAATGTAACGGACAGGAACCACTGCTCCGTCTGCTGTTCACAGGCTGTCACATTCGGAGACAGCGGTTTGCCGTTCGGCGTGACGCGCTCGATGCCGCGCCACTCGCTTGGCGACAGCCGCAAGTCCTTCAGGCGTTGTCCGCTCCCAGCAGACAGAGCAGAGGCCTTCGTGGTCGTTTCTGCGCCGGGTGCGCCCGCAGCGCGAGCAGGGGGGCAGGGCTGGGGTCATGAAAAGGGACGCAAATAAGAAGTAAGCAAGAATATGATTAACGTGAGTGGCCAAAAAAGACCAGCAACAGTGCCAAGGCAAATGCACTTAAAAGTTTGCATATAATTCTTAGGCGGAAAAAGACCCGCTGTCATGCCGCTAATCAAAAGAGCCAAACTATAAGCAATAAATAAGTAGCCACAAACATAATTTGACATAGTGGGAAATGCGGGTGAATGTTGTGCCCAACCTGGCAAGGCTGGGCAGGAAATTAAGGAATCATATTGTCGGACCTAAAAATGCAGTGCCAGGCAGATGGCACTTGCTTGCAAATCGCTTCTGCTGCTGCTTCGCGAGATAGAAAAAAGTTTTTTGCTTCTAAATCTTCTGATCCTCCCGGCAGATTTTCAACATATTTAGCATAACAAGTGTAAGCGTGATAATAAAGCTCACCACACGCGCCATACTTAGCGCTTAAATGTTTAATTAGTGCAATGGCTGGGTAAGGCGCTTGATCCATGGGCATTTTAGCAAGCTGTTCAGCTCTTTCTGAAGCTGTAGTTGTCATGGCAATAATGGCGATGGAAATGTTGTGCCCCACCTGGCGAGGCTGGCCGGGACTGGGCGGGTTAGGGGCGATGTGCTGGAGGCAGAAGGTCACTTACGCACTCCACCA